CAAGTAATAGCTGCTGGTAGACGTACAGGTAAGTCTCGTTTAGCTGCTTGGAAGTTAATCATTGAAGGTTTAACTGCTACTAAAGGTAGTGTCTTTTATGTTGCTCCTACGCAGGGTCAGGCTAGAGACATCATGTGGGACATGTTGCTAGAGTTAGGCAACCCTGTGATAGCCTCCAGTCATGTCAATAACTTACAAATAAAGTTAGTCAATGGTGCTACTATAGCCTTGAAGGGAGCGGACAGACCAGAGACCATGCGTGGTGTCAGTCTTAAGTTCTTGGTTATGGATGAGTATGCCGATATGAAGCCGGAGGTCTGGGAGCAGATCCTACGTCCTGCCTTGGCTGACCAAAAGGGTTCTGCGATGTTTATTGGTACGCCAATGGGTCGTAATCACTTTTATGATTTGTATACGTATGCTAGCATATCAGATGATGATACGTTCGCTGGTTACCACTTTACCAGTTATGATAACCCGCTGCTTGATCCCAATGAGATTGAGGCAGCTAAGAAGTCCATGTCTACCTTCTCCTTTCGACAGGAGTTTATGGCATCCTTTGAGGCTCAGGGTAGCGAGTTATTTAAAGAAGACTACATTAAGTTTGATGATGAGGAGCCGAAGGGTGGTGAGTATTATATTGCTGTCGATTTGGCAGGATTTGCAGACGTACAGAAAGTCACGACCAAGACTAAACGCTTGGATCAGACGGCTATCTCTGTTGTTAAAGCGAGTGAGAATGGATGGTGGGTTGCTAATATCATCCATGGCCGTTGGGGAGTCGAAGAGACTGCACGAAGAATCTTTGAAGCGGTTAGAGACTATAGACCAATCGCGGTTGGCATTGAGAAAGGAGCGTTAAAGAACGCTGTATTCCCTTATCTTAATGATCAGATGAAGAAGAACCAAAGATTCTTCCGTATTGAAGAGCTTACCCACGGTAACAAAAAGAAGACGGATAGGATTGTATGGGCGCTACAAGGGCGCTTTGAGCATGGTACAATAACACTTAACAAAGGCAGTTGGAATAGTCAGTTCTTAGATGAGCTTTTCCAGTTCCCTAATCAATTAGTCCATGACGACTTAATAGATTCTTTGGCGTATGTAGATCAGTTAGCTAAGATTGCGTATGCTCTTGACTATGAAGAAGATGACTATCAATTTTTAGATACATACTCAGGGTATTAACTATGGATTTTGAAAAGAACGAACATTTCTCTATTGAGCAAAATGTAGAAGGCTGGGTAATGGAGAAGTGTCAGGAGTGGCGTGATCACTTTGACTCTAACTATTCAGAAACCTTTGATGAGTATTACCGCCTATGGCGTGGACAGTGGGCTTCCGGTGACAGCACCCGTGAGTCAGAGCGTTCTAAGATTGTCTCTCCCGCGCTACAACAGGCTGTTGAGTCATCCGTTGCTGAGCTAGAGGAAGCTACCTTTGGCCGTGGCAAGTGGTTTGATCTTAAAGACGATAAGATGGATCAGAACTCTGCTGACATTGTTATGTTGCGTGAGCATCTTTATGCTGACTTTAAGCGTGACAAGATACGTAAGGGTATTGCAGAGTGTATCCTAAATGCGGCTGTATTTGGCACAGGTATTGCTGAGATAGTGATGACTGAGGAAAAGGAACAAGCTCCAGCTACTCAGCCTATCATGGGTGGAGAGCTACAGGCAGTTGGTGTTACTATCCGTGACCGTACCGCTGTAAAGCTTAAGCCTATCATGCCACAGAACTTCCTGATTGATCCTGTTGCTACTTCCGTTGAGGAAGCACTGGGTGTTGCTGTAGATGAGTTTGTGTCTCGTCACACTGTTGAGTTGCTACAGGAGCAAGGTGTTTACCGTGATGTAGATATTGAGGAAGCTGCACCTGACTTAGACATTGAGCCAGATCAAGAGCTAACTGTCTTTGCTGACAACAAGGTACGCTTGACTAAGTACTATGGTCTTGTGCCTCGTCACCTTCTTGATGATGCTATGCTTGAGGAAGAAGACGAAGTAATTGCTGAGCTAGTTGGTGAGGAAGAAGATGAAAGCTATTATGTAGAAGCTATTATTGTCATAGCTAATAACGGTACTCTTCTTAAGGCTGAGAAGAACCCATACATGATGCAGGATCGTCCTATCGTTTGTTTCCCATGGGATGTCGTTCCTAGTCGCTTTTGGGGAAGAGGTGTATGTGAGAAAGGCTATAACAGCCAGAAGGCGTTAGACGCTGAACTACGCGCTCGTATTGATGCTCTTGCTCTCACTATCCACCCAATGCTGGCAATGGATGCCTCACGGATGCCTAGAGGCGCCAAGCCAGAGGTCAGACCAGGAAAAGTTATCCTTACCAACGGTGATCCACGAGAGATCCTACAGCCATTTAACTTTGGTAATGTTAGTCAAATTAGCTTTGCACAGGCTGATGCCCTACAACGCATGGTACAGACCGCTACAGGCGCTATAGACTCAGCCGGTACATCAGGGTCTATTAACGGCGATGCGACCGCTGCGGGCATCTCTATGAGCTTAGGAGCGATCATTAAGCGTCACAAGCGAACATTGATCAACTTCCAAGAGTCTTTCCTTATTCCTTTCGTTACTAAAGCTGCACATCGCTATATGCAGTTTGAGCCTGAGATGTATCCAGTTGCTGATTATAAGTTTGAAACATCTAGCAGCTTAGGCATCATTGCACGTGAGTATGAGGTTACACAGCTTGTACAGTTGTTACAAACTATGTCTCCAGACACGCCTATGTACCCACAGTTGGTACAATCAATCATTGACAACATGAATTTGTCTAACCGTGAAGAGCTTATTGCATCGTTGAAGCAGGCTAATGAGCCTAATCCAGAAGCACAAGAAGCACAAAAGGCTTCTCAGCAATCAGCTATGGCTCTACAGGCTTCACAGGCTGCTGCTCTTAACGGACAGGCACAAGAATCCGCAGCACGAGCGCTGAAGCTCACAAGGCAAACTCAGGCTATCCCACAGGAGCTTGAAATTGACCGTATTAAGGCTGTAACAAGCAATTTACAGGTTGGTACTGCTGAGGACAAAGAGTTTGAGAGACGCATTAAGATGTCTAAAGAGATGCTAAAAGAGCGTGAAGTAGCTGTAAAAGAGGGCAATATAGCTCCTCCAGAGCCTGCACAGCCAATGGCTCCACAGCCGCAGCCAACTCCACAAGCAACCTTCTCACCACAAGGACAGCTTCCATTATGATATTAACAGGAAAGATGTTTGAAGACGCTTTAGCACAGATTAACATAGCTTTTGCAGAAGTAAACAAAAAGGTTGACAAATTACAACAAGAAGTCAACACCTTGAAACAGGAGAAAGCCAATGGCAACGCCAAGAAAGGGCAAAGCAAAGGTTAAGGTAACAGCTAGTGGTAAGAAGGTAAGCTATGGGCAAGCAGGTAAAGCTAAAGATGGAGGTTCCCGTGTAAAAGCGGGGACTGCCAAAGGCGACAGCTACTGTGCTAGAAGCCTTGGCATTAAGAAGGGCTTATCGAAGGACAAGCAGAATGATCCTAACACACCTAACAACCTATCCCGTAAACGGTGGAAGTGTTCAGGAGCTAAATCAAAGAAGTGAGGTGTTAAATGAAGTGTTCATCATGTGGTAGCAGCCATACAAAGAAAGGCAACAAGATGCCTATTAGAGGCCAACGGTCTGTAAAGAACAAGACATCTACAGCTAAGAAGAAAAACAAGAAATAACTCTTGACTTTGACTCTAAAATATGCTATACTATACCTTAGTATACTTTACTAATATTTAAACATTAACTTAAACTGTCCTAAAGGATAAACAGTATGATTGATAAAGAACTAGAAGCTTACTACCGTGCCTACCGTGATATGTTCATGAGTGATGGTTGGAAACAACTACAAGAAGACTTAGTACAAAACGCTAATGTCATTAATTCGGTAGAAGCTTGTAAAGGTAACGATGATCTACACTTCCGCAAGGGTCAATTGTCTATTGTGGGAAACATTGTAAACCTTGAGCAACAAATTACACTAGCTGAAGAGCAAGCAAACGAAGAGCCGGAAACGGAAGATTAATGCGCTTACTTTTTGACTTTGAGTGTGCAAGAGGGCATATTGAGGAACACTTTGTATCTTCGGATACTAGAGAAGTAGAGTGTCCTCACTGCCACAAACCTGCACAAAGGATTCAATCTCCTGTTCGTTCAACTCTTGATCCTGTTTCCGGTGACTTTAAGAAAGCCACTAACAAATGGATGAGGAATCGCGAACAGAAGCTGAAGCAAGAACGTAAGGCTAACTCTTAACATAAGAAGCTTTACATAATACATCTCCATAATGATTTAATCACGGAGTTTAATAATGGCAACATTATATGACGAGCGTCTAGAAGACGATGAAGCAGTAGACAACATTGAAGAAGTAAACGAACATCAGGAACCTGTTGAACAGGAGACTCCTGCTGAGGAAGAAATCCCTGAGAAGTACCAAGGAAAGAGCGTTTCAGATATTGTAAGGATGCACCAAGAGGCTGAAAAGCTTTTAGGAAGGCAAAGCTCAGAAGTAGGGGAGTTACGATCAGTTGTTGATAGCTACATTCAGACACAACTCGACACCACAACAGCAACACCAGAAGAACCCGAAGAAGAAGTAGATTTTTTCTCTGATCCCGACAAGGCAGTCGCGAGAGCTATTAAGAATCATCCTTCCATTAAAGCTGCGGAAGCGCAGTCACAACAATACGCGAAGTCCAATGCGATGTCAGCCCTGCAACAACGTCATCCCGACATGCAGACCATCTTACAGGACAACAACTTTGTTGAGTGGATTAAAGGATCAAAGATTCGTACACAGCTTTTTGCTCAGGCAGACAGGCAGTATGATCATGAGGCAGCTGATGAACTTTTCACTAATTGGAAGGAACGTCAACAAGCTGTAGGTAACGCCGTTGCAAATGACAAGGACAATCGAAAGACTGCCCTTAAAGCTGCATCAACGGGGAGCGCACGAGGAAGTGGCGAACCGGTTTCCAAAAAGATCTATAGACGTTCGGACATTATTAAACTAATGCAGAGCGATCCAGATCGGTACTTAGCTTTATCTCCAGAAATTGAGAGAGCTTATGCTGAGAAGAGAGTTCGTTAATTAAATCTTTTAAGGACTATGTATTATGACATCTTCAGTATATCCCAATATGGGCGGAGCAGTAACCAACACAAGCGCAGCTAAGTTTATTCCAGAGATTTGGAGTGACGAAGTTATTGCTGCATACAAGACTAACCTTGTATTGGCTAACCTTGTTAAAAAAATGAGCATGACTGGTAAGAAGGGTGACGTTATTCACGTTCCTAAGCCTACCCGTGGTGTTGCTTCCGCTAAAGCGGCTGGTACCGCTGTAACTATCCAGAACTCTGTTGAGTCAGAAGTTCTGATTAACATCAACA